TCAGGGTGCCGTCCGTGTCCACGTGATACCCCGTCGCCGGAGACTGATCAGCAGTCACATCCCATTGCGGATGCGACTGCGAGTACAGCAGAGGCTGCTCCGCCGTCCCGATCTCCATCGGCCACTCGACGCTCAAACCATCCGGGGTGAACCGGGGCGCGAACCGCCACTCCGGGCCACCCTCCACGTTCGTCAAATCCGAAAGCGCCTCAGAGACAAGCTTGAAGTCGACACCGTCATAGGTGCGGTCGTGGTCCGGATCCGTGGATGTCTCATCGTCAGGGAGCACGATCGGCAAATCGCCATCCGTCCACGCCAGGCACTGCGCCACGAGTCGCTTCGCGATCGTCCCCAACCACAGCCCTGTATACGACGACGCCAGAGCAGGGTTCGGGATCGTCTTCGTGTTGTCCGACGGGTCCGGGATAGTCCACTGAGTCATCCCGATCGAACGGGCCAGCAGCGGAATGATCGTACGGTGATCGAACAGAGACGCGAGCCCCTTCGCCGTCAACTGCAGGGACGCGGAATCCCGGTCATACGAATGCGCCCAGATCGGACCACACCCGAGAATGCGGCCACCGGCCACCACCCCGAGAAACGACTTCGCCTCCGCCGCCGCGTGCTTCAAATACAGCGACTGGATCTCATGGTCGGCCATGTTCACCGTGACCGACACATCCTCAGGCGCGTCCAGGCGAGTCGTCCACGGCCCCTGCATCACCGACGGCAACCAAATGCCGATCTTCCCTGTCCGGATATCCCCGATGATGTACTGCACACCCAACGTCGACACTGGAGTCTGAGCCACCACCACAGGCGGATCAGACAGAGTCGTGGTCGCATATCCGATCAGGCTCGTGAGGTAGCTGCCCACAACGACCGCTCCTCCCCCGGGGTCACCCCCTAAACGCTGGCGACGCTACGAGCTCGAACACCGGAGACCCCGACGTCGTCCCAATCGGCGCGAACTGCACCCAATGCAGCGACTGCGGCGGAAACGAAAAGAACCCTCGACCGTTCACGAACCGCGACACGTCATTACCCGGAGCATCGATCCACGCCGCCCCCGTCCGCTGGTTGATCTGCACCACCGACCCGGCCGGGATTACCCGCTCGAACCGGACCACATCCCCAGCATCCGATGTCGCCGTGAACCCGCCCGACATACCACCTGTCGCCCGAAGAATCGGCCACGCCGGCGCAGTCCCGAAATTCAGGAACGACACCCGACCCGACGAACCGTCGGAACCCCAGTCACAGTACTTCCCCGACGTCGTCCCCAGCGGCCACACCAGCCCGCCGCCGGTCGACGGAGGCGTCGTCTGCAACGTCACCTCAGCGCCATACTTCAGGGGATCCGGGGCTACCAGATCCATCGTCCACGCGTACGAGTTCACGCTGTACCCGGTGTCCGGAGTGATCTTCCGCACCGATGCGCGCCTACGCATCGACCCGTCGACATCATCCACGACCACCGGCACCGAACGACCCTGACCAGCCGCCAGACTCAACGTCACCTTCGCGTTCTGCACATCGATCCGAGCCAACTGCGGGTCAGCCGACGGCGACACGTAAATACCGGAGATAGAGAACGGGAGCGACGACCGCACATCACGCGGCACGGACGCCGCCCCCTCCGCCTGCGGACGCTCACGGATCTCCGTCTTGGAATCCGTCACCGCATCCCAATCGACCAGCCCATCCTGCTGCAAATACCAGCCAGGTGTCCCGAAATCGGATGCACCAGCAGCGAGAACAAGAGATCCGATCGCGACACTCATCAGACCTCCCCAGCCATCACCCGATCCAGCTCGCGGCCCATGATCCGACCCGACACGCGCGGATCCTGATCCGGGGCCACGATCTTGTCGATGTACACCCCACGACCACCCGCAACACCGCCACGACCGCTACCGATCGGAACCGCGGCACCGCCGGTACGCGCGACGGCGTCCATCATCGAAGACGTCGCCGCACGCGCGACACCCGCACGGTTCGACACACCAGCAGCGAACCCCTCGACGAGCGCCTGCCCGGAATAGAGCGTCCAGCCCTTACCGGAGAACGGGCCCAACTTCGCAGGAGAATGCGGCAGGTACTTCGAGACTTCGTTGACGACCGACTGGATGGCGGAGACCGCCGAACCAATCGCATCCCGGATGCCTCGAGCCAGACCGTTCACGATCGACGAGCCCGCGTCGTACAGCCACGAGCCCGCATTCGCGAAGAACGAGGTGATCTGCGACCACCCATTCGCGAAAGCGCTAGTGACTCCGTTCCACGCGTTGCGTGCCGCCGTGCCGATCTGGTTCGCCCCGTTCGCGAAGGCACCGGTCACGGATGCCCACGCCGACGCCGCGAACGAGCCGATCTGCGCGCCGCCATTAGCGAACGCCCCAGTGATCTGCGCCCAGCCATTCGCCGCCGCAGCCTGCCACTGAGCCCAACCGTTTGCGAACGCGGCCGTGATCTGATTCCAGCCATTCGCGAAGGCGCCGCCGAGCTGCACCAGCCAGGTCGCGGTCCCAGATGTCAGCTGCGACCAGCCGTTGTTGAACTTGCCGATCAACTGATCCCAGCCGCGCTGTGCACCACCGTTGACGACATTCGTCCACCATGTGGAGAAGAAGTCACCGATCTGCTTGCCGCCGTTGGCGAACTTGTCGCCCACCGTCTTCCAGAACGTGCCGTCCGTGATCGACTTCGCGACCGTCTCGAGGTTCTTCCCGACCAGGCTTCCGAAGTCCATGATCTGCTGGGCGCCGTGAATCCACGCCGGGGCAGCCTTCGCCGCCAGAAGCGACACAGCCGCCACCAGCTTCAACGACTCCTCGGTGAACTTCAGCATTGACGGCAGCGCCTTGATCAGCGCCGCACCCACGTCCTTCAGCGCCGAACCCATCTCAGCGAGGAACTTCTTCCCCTCCGGAGACGTCGCCGCCTTCTGCAGATCAGCGAAGAACGACGCGAACGCCGGCCCGATCTTCGCCGCGAGCGGTTCGATGACCGCCTGGAGCTTCGGCCCATACTCCTCAGCGATCGGCTTCAGGATCTTGGCAAACGAATCAAGCCCGGAAATCACCCCCGAGAAAAGTGACTTGAAGATCGGGAAAATCGGGCCAATCAGGACCGCACCGAAGCGGGAGAACGCGGCCTTCATGTTCTCGAACGAGCCGACCGTCGTCTTCCCGATCTCGTCAGCCGCGTTGCCCACGTTGAGCTCAAGCGCCTGCCGGAAGTGCGCAGCGTCGACACCCAGCGACGGGTCCTGAAGCCTGTTCCGGATCCCGTCGATCGTGGTGCCGTAGACCTGCGCGAGCGACTGGAAGATCGGGATACCGCGCGATGCGACCTGGTTCAGATCCTGCGTGTACGCCTTGTTCTGCGACTGCACCTGGTTCATCACCAGGCCGAGGTCGGAGAACTGGACTCCGGCCAGCGCTGCCGCGTTCGCCTGCAACTTCAGGTAAGAAGTGAGATCCTGTCCCGGCTGAATACCGGCAGCAACAGCCGCCGCCGACGCCGTCACAGCATCAGCGAGCGAATACTGCGTGCCCAGGACGGCGTCGTTCGCGTCCTTCATAATCTCGGCCACGTCCTGCGACGTGTGCCCGAGCGCGCGGAGCTTCGCCTGCGCCGTCTCGATCGTCGTCAGCCGGTTGAAGCCGGCATCGAACGCGGCACCCACCGTCGCGGTGATCGCGAGGGCCCCCGCCCCTACGATCCCAACCGCAGTCGCGATGCCCCCAGACACCACCGAGATCATCGTGCCCATGCCGTCAGAGATCGACGACCCGATCGACGCGCCCACTCCGGCCACCGACTGCTTGAACCGCTGGAAACCAGACGTGTTCGACGCCGTCGACTTATCCAACGCAGCCTGCGCCGCAGACAGCTTCGCCGTGTTCGCCGTCAGCACCGAGTGAAGGTTCGCGACAGTCCGCTGAGCGGTCGCCAGCTTCTCCTGAGAGGCGACCGTCCTCGACGACTCCGCCCCGTACTTCTTCGTGACCTCAGTCAGCTGCGTCTCAGCGACACGCACCTTCCCGGTCGCGTCGAGCTCCTTCAGCCGAGACTGAGTCACCGCCGACGACGCCCGAGACACATCCGCCTGGAGGCTCTTCACGCCGGCCGCGGCAATCGTCGCAGTGTTCTTCGTGAACGACGCCGTGAACGCCTTACCCGCAGCGACTCCCGAAGCGCCGAGCGTAGGCACAAGGTTCTTGATGTACTTCTGCGACCCCTGCATCGACGGGATCAGTTCGAAGTATGCGGTCGCGAGCTTCGCACCACCACCGGCCACGACGACCACCCCCTCCGGGCGCAAGATCCCCCTGTCACCCGGAGGCCAGAAGGATTAAGATGTCGCCCAACACCCGAAGGGGGCTTTCTGATGGACGTGATCGCGAGCACGGTGGGGGTCGTGCTGATAGTGCTGGTGGTATTCCTGCCGCTGATCGTGATCGCGCTGCTCGTGCACACGATCCGCACGAATAACGCGCGACGTCGTGCCGAGCAGTCGACCCTTCAGGCGCAGCAGATCGCCGCGGCCATGCAAGGGCTCCCGATCCCGGAGGCCGCCCCCGTTCCGTGGTGGAAACGCTAGGGTCGGTTCTTGTCCCACCCGAGGATGCGATCCACTTCCTCGATCGTCCGGCCCTTGCCCTTGAAGGACACATCCGGGTCGTCCATGCCAGGCAGCGTGACCCACGCAGGCTTCGGAGCCTTCGGATCCCCACCGGTCTGCCATGACAGAATCCGCAACGTGTTCAGCACCGCGACGAGCAGATAGTCCGTCTCATCGAAATGCGCTTCCTCACCGCGGAGCGCGAAGTCGACAGCGGAGCCACGCGGCGCCTGCTTCACGATCACCAACAGGTCACGCCACGACAGAAGCTCGGTCCCCAGCCAGTCCAGCCGGAGACCGAGCTTGATCAGGTCGTATTCGATGGCCTCGCGATGCTGGTCGATCAGCTCGCAGAGGCCGAAGATTCCCCCAGGTCGATATCAGACTCTTCCGACCAGGCGTCGAACAGTGCATCGACCTGCGAGCCCTGCTCGAGCTTGTCGAACACGCCCGGAGCCACCTCGTCAAGCAGTCGCTTCACGCCGGCCGCAGCAGGCAGCATCTGCGCCTCCGCCACCACCGACGGCTTGATGTACTTGATCAGCGGGATCGCGTACGTCTTGTCCTCACCCGGGATCTGGAACTCGAACTTGTTCTGCCCGATCGACTTCTTCGCCGCAGGAACCTGGAAAACCATCCTGACCTCTCAACCTCTGACCCTGAGAAACGTGCAGCAACCGGCGGGGAAGGGGTCAGGGTCTCCCCCGCCGGCTGGTTCAGCCGAGCAACGATCAGGTGTGGATACCGTCGTTCGAGTACTCGTAGATGTAGTTCCCCGAGGAATCGGGGAAGAGCGTGAGCGTGATGCCTCGCGCGGAGATGTCGTCGTCCTTGTAAACGACGTCGTCGAGGTCGGAGATCTGACCGATCGGGACCACGAGACGCACCTTCGCCAGACCGGACACGATCTCGAAAATCCACTCCTGCTTCGGCGGCACCTGGTTCCCGCCCGAGACGGCCAGCTTCGCGCCAGCCGTCGATGTCGCGGCCGTCACGGTCACCGCGGACGTGCCATAGATCGACTGCGCGACCAGCGGGTTCAGGTACTCCGCGAACCCGAACTTCATCGTGAAGTCCTTGTTCTTGTAGAGCACCGCGATCGTGTCGCCACCCCACGCGTACTTCGTGTCCGCGTTGATCTTCTCCGAACGGGTCAGACCATCAGCGGTGATGTAGCCGACAGACTTGAACGCGACGTTCACAGACGCCGCCTCATCCGTCGGCAATGTGGTTCCGATCGGTGCCACGAGAATCCCGCCAGCGACCAGCGGCTTCCCGACGACAGCGTTGTTGGCGTTGTTCGCCATTGTTTGCCCCTTTCAGGCGGGTCCTGACCCTGTCGGAAGGAGTTACGCGAGAACCGAGCCGCGCGCTCGCACGCTGACATTCAGCGTGTACCGGTCCCAATCGGGAACGGTCGGGTCTGGGAGGTTGTTCGGGCCACCGAGCTCCTGGTAGCCAAACAACAGGCCGTCCTGCGACGCGAGAATCCCGCGCGCAAGGTTCAAATTCGCGATCGCAGACGACTCATCCATCGCCCACGATTCCAAAATCAGGTAGGCGCCCTCGCTGATCATCGACTCGCGCGGGCCACCGAAACGACGCACCGTCCCGAATACAGGCGGCGCAGACGGCATCTGGTCCGGAATCCTCGTCGACCACGGCACAGGCTGCATCCGCGCGTCACCGTTCAGCACCGTCACCGCCAAAGCTTCCACATCCGGGAAGACGACGATCTCCGCCATCAGCTTTGACCCGCCGACAACGCATGCGTGAGAGCCCGATCCGTAGCCTCGAGCGCTTTACCCTTCTCCGTCGCCGTCACCACGACAGCGCGGGCGCGGGTCCGATTCGGGGACGCCTCAGCGACGAACTCATCCGGGGCACCCGTCGCCTCACGGATCGCCTCCGCGCGACGGTTCAGCTCAGCCTGAATCTCCGGCTGCGAACGGAACGCGTTGAACTCCGAATAGTGGAAGACGAGCTTCGTAACAGCCATGTCTCAGCCCTCCGAACTCCGAAGCTTGATCAGGATCCCCGGCTGATACGAGAACGGGCCCGTGGTGTAGTCCTCACCGTCGCCCAGCACCTCATACGTGGTGCCGTCCACGATGATCTGATCGTTGTGGCCCACCGTCGTCCCCGGAGGAGCGAACAGATCCAGACGCTTCTGCACCTGGTGCCGGCCAGCGTTGTTCTCCACCACAGGCAGCACCGACGGAGGCCCCCACCCATACACCGGCATATCGACCGGCGCGGCGAAGAACCCCAACGCGTTCCCGTGAGCGTCCGCCCCGCCAGGAGACACATTCCAGACCAGATGCTGGACCGTCTTGTTCGCGGTGAGGCTCATGCCAGCCACGCCTGCCTCGTGCGCGGGTAATACCCCCACGGCGCCAACGCCGCGAGATCCTCCGCCGTGAAGAACAGGTTGTTGTTCGGATTCGCGAACGTCCGCGACTCCGTGTAAGGCCCAGCCACATCAGTGCCCTGAGTGATGCCCTCCATATCGCGGTTCATCATCGACCGGCGCACCATCCCAGCCACCACACGACGGACCGTGATGTCACGGATATCCCCGTGCGCAAGCCGGTCGTCGATGTCGGAGAACCGAATCCGGACCATATCCGACGCGTCACCGAGAAGCGT